AATTGGATTAGACTTAATGATGAAACAACTGGTCCTGTTACAACTTATGTAGCAGGTACTAATGGATCCTCTGCTTTTACTTTTACTGGTCCGGGAGCTACATCTGGCAATAATCCAAACTTTACTTTTTACAAAGGACACACTTACCTTATAGATAATACTGCAAATGTAAGTAGCCATCCTTTACAAATTAGAACATCTGATGGAGGTTCCGCTTTTACAACAGGTGTTACAGAAAATTATAATTCAACTACAGGTCTTACTCAATTTATTGTCCCACATGAACCAAGTGATACTTCTTTGGTCTATCAATGTACAAACCACTCTAGTATGGTAGGAAATATAACAATAGTGTGATATTATGAGCTTTACTTTTGCACAACTAAAAACAGCTATTCAGGATTACACAGAAAATAACGAAACAACTTTTGTGAATAATCTTCCTGTATTTATTCGATTAGCAGAAGAAAGAATACTAAAAAATGTACAACTAAGTTTGTTTAGAAAAAATGCTGTAGCCACCATAACTCAGGGTAGTCAATACTTTGCTTGTCCTTCTGATTTTTTAGCCCCTTTTTCTTTAAGTTTTAGATCATCTGATGAAATTAAAGTTTTTGTTGATTTTAAGGATCCAAGTTTTTTACAAACATTTACTCCAAATGAAAGCACACAAGGAGTTCCAAAATACTACAGCGTTTTTGATATTGAAAATTTTTTAATAGCTCCTGCACCAAATGCTTCTTACACAGGAGAATTACATTATTACTACAGACCACAAAGTTTAACAGCAGGATCTGAATCTGGAACTACTTGGTTAAGTATTAATGCAAAAATAGCCTTGTTATACGCCTCCCTAATTGAAGCTTATACTTTTATGAAAGGTGAACAAGATGTTATGGGTATGTATAATCAAAAGTTTCAAGAAGCTATAGTTGGTATTAAGATGTTAGGTGAAGCAAAAGAAGTTACTGAAGAATATAGAGTAGGAAAGGTTATCAGAGGTAAACAATAATGTTTAGTTTAAAAATGGATTTACCGAAAGATAGACCAATTGTTGATGTTAAAACAACAAGCAATAGAGGTTTTACTCCAGAGGAAGTAGCTGAAACTTGTGTTAGAAAAATAATATCTGTATCGGATAATGTAGATCCTGTTTTAAGAGATCAAGCAAGAGCCTATGCTAAAGAT